CGGGTAAAGTTATCATGTCGCCGACGGCACTGATGATGGTGCATAACGTATCCGGTAATTGTCAAGGCGATTACAGGGATATGACAAAAACAGCGGATACACTCAAAACGGCTAATGAGTCGATAGCGGCGGCTTATGTAAATAAATCCGGCATGGAAATGGCGAAAGCTCTAAAAATGATGGATGATGAAACATGGCTTACCGCCAATAAAGCAAAAGAATACGGCTTAATTGATGATATCGCCTATGGTGCTATCGCCACACCGCTGTTAAACAGTTTCGGCATGATCAGCACAGAAGCCCTTGATAAACTGAAAAATATTATACCAAACAAAAAATTAACCGCTTCGGCGGAATTAGAATTATTAAAAATAACAGGAGTGAAATTATAATGACACATGAAGAATATTTAAATCAGCGCGGCACGCTTATCGCCGCTTCACAGAAATTAATTAACGAAGGTAAATTTGAAGAATTCAAAGCTAAAAAAGCGGAAGTTGAAAATTTAGATAATGAATATTCGGCAGCTGTTCAGGCTCGTAAGGATTTAACGCTTATGGAAGATAAGACCATTGTTAAAGATTTACAAAATACGCCTACTATGCCTGTCGCCGGTAATACGATTGATTCTATTGCTAATACCGCTTCCGATACCGCTGAATTATATAACACGGCGTTCGGCAAATTCCTTTTGAACCGTGATATGACGGCGGATGAAAAAGGCGCTTTTGACCTTATGAACGCTACACAAGTAAGAAAAGAACATGAAGCTGTAATACCTGAAACATATGTCAAAGGTATATGGACTGAAATGAAAGAGCTTCACCCCATACTTGCCGATATAGACGAAACGTTTATACCCGGTGATATAACTATCACCACAGGCGATATATCAAATAACGCCGAATGGTACGACGAAGAAACCGAAGTCACCAGTGAAAATGTGACGACCGGTAAAGTAACCCTCAGAGGTTACGAACTCGCTAAATCGGTTACGGTTTCATGGCTTCTTCAGGCGATGTCAATTGAAGAATTCATACCATTTATCACATCTAAAATTGCTGAAGTCTTGGGTAACGCTCTCGCTAACGCTGTCATCAACGGTAAAGGCGTTCCGGCGGAGGGTGACACGTCTTTTAAAGCTCAGCCCAAAGGTATTGTCACGGCGTTAAAAGCTAAATCGGGTACGCCTCAGATCGTCACATACAGCGACGGAGAACCTTTGACATATAAAAAGTTAACGTCTGTTGTCGCTCTTATGAAAAGCGGTTATTTGTCCGGCGCGGCTATATACGCTAAAAATAAAACGATATGGAATGAACTCGCTAACTTGCTCGATGAAATCGGCAGACCGTTATTTGTCGCGGATGTTACAACCGGCGGCGTCGGTCGTATGTTTGGCCTGACGGTTAAAGAAGAAGACGGCGTTAAAGAGGGTGATATCTTATTCAGCAACGTCAAAAAAGGTTACGCAATCAATGTTAATAAAAATATAGCTATATACACCGAAGAACATACAAAGAAACGTGAAACCGATTACATGGGTTACGCGATCATTGACGGTACACCTATTACGGATAACGCTTCAGCTTATATCATGAAGTCATGATGGTCGATGAAATAAAGTTGGCTTTGCGGATATCCAAAAGTACTAAAGACCTTGACACTGAAATATTAGCGCTTGAAAACGCTTGCATAGTTGACATGAAATTAACAGGGGTTGTTAATGTTGACTTGGGTAACGCTTTAATCAGACAAGCTATAAAAACGTACTGCAAAGCACACTTTGGCAATGATCCCAACAGCGAAAAATACAAGCAAAGTTACGAAAAAATGCGTGACACATTAGCTTTGGCGGGTGATATCAATGTATAAAGACGTGACTATCATGCTCGGTAACCGTAAAATATTCGCTGAACGGCATTCGATTTCCGCGCGTGAGTTTTATGACGCGGGAATTCAGGATTTAAAGCCGGAATATAAGTTTAAAGTGTATGACTTCGAGTATCACGGCGAGAAGTTTCTTGTATATGACGGTGTCAGATACGTTATATACAGGACGTTTCAGCCTGATGATAAAGTTGAATTGTACGCGGCTACGAAAGCGGGTGAAATGTTTGGGCGGGAATAAAACTATAAACCCTGATTTTCGAGTGATGAAATAGAAAGGTGAGAAATATCAAATGGCACAATACCGGTCAAAAGCGAGAGGTGTTGTATCCCTTGACAATATAGGCAACACAATAATAGAGTCTCTCGCCGAATATACTGATGAAATTGCGGAAGGCGTTCATAAAGCGGTTGACATTGTCGCTGCGGAGGTTATGGAAGAAGTAAAAAGTCATGTTACTTTTGGTATTGGTAATTACAGAAACTCTCTCGCGATTAAAGATTCATATAAAAGTAAATATGAAAACCGAAAAACGTTGCACCTTAAAAAACCATATTACACATTAGGACATTTGCTTGAGTACGGTCACAGAACAACTAACGGCGGTATGACACGTAAATTTCCGCATATGGTTTACGGCGCTGAACTGGCAAATAGAAAATTGCCGATATACATAGAAAAGGTTATCAAAGGTGAAAAGATATGACGTTACCCATGATTGATAAACTCGGCATAACCAACGAATATAAATTATTTAAAGAAATTCCGCTTGTGCCGTTCGCTGTCTGGTGGATTGAAGCTGAAAAATTCGGCGGATCAGATGAAACATGGCGTGTGAAATCACAAAAATATGTTATTGAGCTTTTCACCAGTGAAAAAGATTTTGAACTCGAAGAAAAGTTTGAAGAAGCAATTCCCGCTTCCGACATTGAAAAAACGGAAGAATATATTATAAGCGAAAATGTATTCTGTATAACTTACAGATATACAGTAATTAAAAAAAGGAGATTGAAACAATGAACGAAGATAAAAACAATCCAATTATACTTGGCAGCGGTACATTATACAGCATGCCGTACGACAAAAAAACATTTACCACGATTCCGGAAGATTCGGAATTGGAAAAAAAAGAAAATGTATTCGGCGCGATTAAAGGCGGGGCGGAGTTTGAATACACCGCTAATAAATATACCGCTGTAGATGACTCCGGCAAGCGTAAAAAAACAAAAGTAACCGAAGAATCCGCTAAATTTAAAGTAGGACTTATTACATACGCCGCTAAAATGATTGAAGAGATGGTAAACACGGCGAGGGTCGGTGAAGTCGTTAATGGCAGAAGAAAAACGAAAATCGGCGGACTTGATAATTATGTCGAAAGATATTACATATACAGATTTGTACATGAAGATAATATTGACGGCGATATCAGAATTACATTCATTGGCAATAACAGCGTTGGGCTGAAATTCAGTTTTCTTCCGGATAAAGAATCGCAGTTTGATCCTGAATTTGAACCGTTCCCGTTTTTGGATGACGAAGGTACATTATTTGAAATCTGGGAAGATGATCCCGATTGGAAACCTGAAACAGAACCTACACCATAATAAAAATTGAACGGAGTTACGGAAATGTTAGATTTAACAAGCATTATAAGACCTACTCAGGCAATAAAAATATCTGATGATATCACAGTCAATATATATCCGGCAAATAAAGCCATGATTGATAAAGCGATGAAATTAAATAAAATAACCGACTCTGATGAGTTGTATGGTTTCGCGGCGGAGATATTATCGATCAATAAAGAAAATAAAAAAATTAAAGTGTCGGATATCAAACACTTGGACATGTACGCTTTAACTATACTGTTCCAAACTTATACAAGTTTTATCGGAAAGCTGGAAGCTGACCCAAACTGAAAATACCTTACTGTCCATCAAATGACGGTAGTAAGGTAAAATATCATATAATGACAAGCGCTGAAAAATGGATAGCTGATTATGCCGGTATATCGTTATACGACGTTGATGATATGTGTTACTACGATTATCTTGTTATATTGCGCGACGCTGTTATATATCAGTTATCCAAAACGGAAAGCGGGCGTGAATATCTTGAAAATTGCTGGAGAATAGAACAAACTGAACCGGATAGAAACGCATTGCGTGAAAAAATGGGAATGAAAAAGAGGGAGAAATAGAGTATGGCGGAAAATATCAAAGGAATTACCGTTAAAATCGGCGGCGATACCACCGGTTTAAATGACGCTTTAAAAGATGTCAATAAAAGTACTAAAGAAATACAAAGCGAGTTAAAACAAGTTGATAAACTGCTGAAGCTCGATCCCTCAAACGTTGAATTATTAACGCAAAAACAGGATTTATTAAATAAGGCGGTTTCGACTTCATCTGAAAAACTTAATATTTTAGAAGAATCACAGAAACAAGTTAACGAGCAGTATAAAAAAGGCGAGATACCTGAGGAGGCTTACAGAGTTTTTCAGAGGGAGTTGGCGGCGGCAACTATTGAGCTTGATAAAAATGAAGATGCCTTGGAACAGGTCGGCAAAAAAACAAAAACCGCCGGTGCTGAAACTGATAAAACTGGTGAATCATTGAAAAAATCCAGTAAAATCGTCGAAAATTCCGGAAAAAAATTCGATGCGTTTGCCTCAATTATGAAAGGAGTTTCTTCAGCTGTAAAAACCGTGGGTGCTGCTACTGCTGTCGCCGCCGCTTCCGCCGCCGCCGCTACAATTAAACTCGGCACGGAAGTTATCCAACAATTCGGTGAGTTAGAACAAAATCTCGGCGGCTCTGAAGCTGTTTTTCAGGACTATGCCGAAAATATGCAAAAAATCGGTGAAGACGCATATAAAAACATGGGCATTACTCAAAGTCAATATCTTGCCACCGCAAATAAAATGGGGGCATTATTTCAAGGCTCCGGATTAGAAGTACAACAATCAGCGGATTTGACTGAAAAAGCAATGCAAAGAGCGGCTGACATGGCCTCTGTTATGGGTATTGATATGCAAGTCGCACTTGATTCCGTGGCTGGCGCAGCGAAGGGCAACTATACTATGATGGACAATTTAGGTATTGCAATGAATGCTACATCTATCGAAGCCTATGCCGTCGCTAAAGGATTAGATTTTGTCTGGGCGAGTGCCAGTCAAGCGGAAAAAACGGAAGTTGCTATGCAGATGTTTTTTGAAAATACACAGCAATACGCCGGTAACTTTGCTAAAGAATCAACACAGACTATATCGGGTTCTATAGGACTGATGCAAGCAGCTTTAGGATCATTTACCGCAGGACTTGGAAACGCCAATGCCGATATATCAAATCTCACAAAAAATGTTGTTGACGCATTTCAAGCGGTTGTTGCTAATATAGTACCAGTTATACAAAACATAGTTAAAACATTACCGACTGCAATAGCGGGCATTTTACCAGCCTTTAGCAAATTGTTACCGCTGATGTTGGGTACGATATCCAATTTATTTTCACAGATTTTACGAATGTTATTATCTCTATTACCTGATTTGATACCCGTGGCAATAGAGGGAGTTGAAACAATATCGCAAGCAATAATAGATAATTTGCCATTGATTATTAGTGCCGGAGCAAAATTTATGGTTGCCCTAATAAATGGTATAGCTACGTCGGCACCCCAAATAATACCAACAATTCAAAGCGTTGTATTTATGGTGGGAAAAACAATAATTGAAAACCTACCTGCAATAATGGCATCTGGTAATAGCATATTAGACGGCTTAATTGAAGGCATTATAAACAGCCTACCAGGTTTAAAAAACGTATTAAATGGCGTGATCGACGGAATAACAGCGAAATTTCCCGCATTAAAAGACACGATTTCTATGATTGAAACCATCTTTGAACGTATAAAAGATACTATAATATCAGCATTTACAAAAATCACCGAATCTGGAGTTATTGGCAATGTAATAACAATAATTACAAATTTTGCGAACTTTGTAACAACATCATTTACAACTTTGAATGACAGTGGGATATTTGAGACATTGTCATCATTGTTTTCCGACTTAATCACGGTTATAACCGACACTATCGCCGCTGCATCGAATTCAACGATTTTTGAATCACTCACAAGCATTTTTGATCAATTGAGCGAAAAAATACAAATACTGATGCCAGATTTTGAAGGCTTAGGAGATTTTTTAAGCGGAGCTTTTTCAACAGCTATAGAAGTGATATCTAACGCACTAAAATTCGTGGCAGATAACTTCGATATTATTTCAACAGCTGTTATAACCGCAACAACCGCTTTTGTAACATATAAAGGTGCTATGGCTATAGCGGGTGTTATCCAAAGTGTAACCACTGCTTTAAACGGTATGACAATTGGACAATATGCTTTGAATTTAGCGATGAAATTAAATCCCATAGGTATTGTAGTCGGGTTAATAGCGGCATTAGCTGCCGGTTTTATATATCTATGGAATACCAACGAAGATTTCAGAGAAGCTCTCATATCAGCTTGGGAAAAAATAAAAGCCACGGCTATTGATGTATGGAATTGGCTAATAAAAACTTTTACCGAAGATATCCCGAATGCAATAAAAAATTTAATACAATGGTTTAAAGATTTGCCGGGGAAAATATCTGATACATTTGAAAAACTTATTGATAAGGTAAAAACTCTCGGCGGAGATATAATAAGTGGACTTTGGGAAGGTATTAATAATGCTAAAGATTGGTTGATGGAAAAAATCGGCGGATTCTTCGGCGGTATAGTTGACAATATTAAAGACTTTTTCGGTATACATTCTCCGTCAACTTTAATGCGTGACGAAGTCGGTAAACCCATCGGACAAGGTGCGGCGCAAGGCATAACGGATAGCACTCCCGACGCGGCGAGAGCAAGCGCGAATTTAGCGAACGCAATACAGGAACCGTTATCGGAAGTGCCTCAATCTGTGGATGCTATAAAACAGTCATTACTTGATATGTATAACGCGGCGACACGGTTTGAAAAAATTAATATGTCAAAGTTTGAATCACTGTTCGGCAACACCGGCGCTTGGAATAACCTTGGTAATGGCGGCGAAATTGTACTCGGCAATTTAATCAGCTCTATGGCGGGACAAGCAGAAATCGACCTGAGTACAGCTAATGTATCTGTTGAACGGTTTACAGACTTGGTTTACGGACTCGAACGTGAGATAACAACATGGCAGGAC